GACGCCAACGGCGAGCCGATCTATGTGGAGGCCCCGATCCTTGAAGTAGGCCCGGATCTTTACATCACGGCGCAAGAGATCGTCAAGGCGACTGTCTTGGAGATCAACACCGGCACGACTACCACGGGCATCGGCCAGACCGCCAATTGGGCTAATAGCTTCATTGGCAATGTGGTCGTCAATCCGTGGGTTCCGATCATCGCATCGAGCAACGCGGATACGTCATGGTGTTTGCTGGCGAACTCGGGACGCGGCCCTGCCGCTTTCGAGCATGGCTGGTTGAGCGGAATGCAAGGCCCGCAGATCCTCATGAAGGCCCCGAACGCCCAGCGCGTCGGCGGCGGGATCGATGCGCGGTTCGGTGACATCACCACGCTCTCGACCGAGTATAAGTGCATCGACGTGTTCGGCGCGAAGCTGATTGACTCCAAGCTCGGATTCATGAGCAACGGCAGCGGCTCCTAACAATGGGCGCTGATTCCAATCTGACGGTCGGGCGGGTCGTAGAACTCTACGGCCTAGCTCGGCCCGTCACAAGCGCGGATGAGATCGAGACGGCGCAACTGGCCGCCTTGGTTGATATTCGCAAAGAACTGCGGGCGATCCGCGACGAGATGCAAGGGCAGCGCGCCGGTGTTCCTTCCTCCGCCGTCGCGTCCGCTCCTACCCCTGATCCGGGGCCGACGGATGCCGCCATCCCTCAGCCGTCGGCCCCGGTGAGGGTATCAAGGAAGAAACGAGCGAAGCGGTAACGCATGGCGACGACCTACAGCACGGCCAGCCTCGGCACGGACGCGAATAAGGTCCGGCTACTGATTCCCGATACTGACGTGTCGGGAAATCACGTTTTCGAGGACGAAGAGATCGCGGCGTTTTTGGCGATCGAGGCCAATGATGTGCGACTGGCGGCGGCTCATGCCCTGGAGGTGATCGCATCCAGCGAGGCGCTGAAGCTCAAGGTCTTAGCGGTCGGCGACATCAAGACGGACGGCGCGAAGCTATCCGACGCGCTGATGTCTAGAGCGAAGCGTCTACGCGAAGCAGCCGCGATGGGCGACCCGGCTGATGCTGACTCCCTGCCATTCGCCACGGCTGAGCAGGCGCATGGGGTGTTTGGGACTCAACAGATCCTGGCTAACGAGCGTGCGAGGTTGCTGCTGTGAATGTCGGGACGATCGTGAGCCCGGATCTGATGGCGTCGCTGCTGGCATTCCAGCCGACTAGCCTGACGATTCAGGAGCATGACGGTTCGTCGCTAACCAACGGCGACCCGGACCCGGCAGGATGGGCGACGTTATCTGGTCATGCTGGGCTGCGCGGCACGATTTGGGAGCAAGCGGAATCAGACGAGAACCGCAGCGAGTTTGAGACATCGCGCGACGTTCGCAAGTGCATTTTAGCCGGGCCATATCCGCAGATCGAGACGAAGCACCGGGCGCTGATTGGTTCGGATGTTTACTACATCTTGACCGCTGCGCCGGATTCGCAAGGCGCGGCAACGGTTTTGACGATTGAGCGGGTGATGACGTAATGGCGACATCGCGACAAGTAAGGGTTCAGGGCGCGGCCAAGCTAGCGGCAGACTTCAGCCGCATGGCTGCGAGCGTGCGCGGCCCCGTGCTCGCGAACGCTGCAAAGGCGGGCGGTATCGTCATTGAAGCTGAAGCCAAGCGCAGAGTGGCGCGCAAGACATCGACGCTGTTTCGCTCGATTCATACCGAAGTGGTTACGCAATCGGCGGATTCTGCCACGGTCTCGATTGGCACAAATGTCGAGTATGGCCCGTATCTGGAATATGGTACCGGCATCCATGGTCCCAAGGGGACAGAGATCATCATCCGGCCTAAGCGTGCGGGTGGCGTATTGCGATTTACGATTGGCAACCGCGTCGTGTTCGCTCGCGAAGTCCGCAGCCCTGGCATGAGGCCAAGGCCGTTTCTCGGGCCTGCCTTCGAGAGCAAGTCTAAAGAGGCTTTCGAAACGATGGCGAAGGCCGTCTGGCAGCAAGTCAAGAAGGCGGCGTCATGAGCGTATCGGCTTTCAAGGCTGGACTGCGCGCGCACCTGACCGGCAATGCCGGGGTGTCGGCGCTGGTTGGGTCTCGAGTCTGGCCGATTGCGTTTCCTGGTGGCGGGGCGTTCCCGGCTGTCACTTATCAGGTGGTCGATACGGCAACCAACGCAGGGCTCTACCCAAACATGGGGTTGCGCCAGATCACGGTCGATTTGTTGGCCGTCGATGACGATTCAGACACGCCCGACGACGTGGCCGACGCCATCGAGGCCGCGCTACTGACGCGAATTGGCGATATCGGATCGTCCGGCGTCAAAGTTCAAGATTGCGTGCTCGCGGACAGCGAGGCTCGCGTGGATGTGTACAGACCCGAAGAGCGTCTCTATGGCGTGCGGCTTCGGTTGGTTTTCACGATCTAAAGCAAGGAGAACGATATGCCAGACGGAATTGCCGCAAGAGGCTCACTAATTCAGATGGAAACATCGCGCGATGCAGCGCCAACCGGGACCATTGCAATCTCGGGTACGGCTGTAACCGGGACGACTACTGACTTCACCGCTGATTACACGGTCGGCGACTTGATGGTGTACACGAACACTCTCGGACTGCCGGAGGGTCGCATCGTCAAGACGATCACCGATGGCACGAACATTGTGCTCGACGCCGCTCCGAGCGCGACGATCAGCTCCGGCGCGGCTCACACTGTTATCAATCTCAGTTCGGTTCTGTACGCGGGTGGTATCGACGGCCCGAATGAATCGGCGGATGAGATCGAGGTCACGAACCTTGCATCGGTGGACAAGTCGTTCATCGGCGGCAACATCGACCCTGGTGCCCTGTCGTTCCCGCTGTACTGGCAGGCGAAAGACACCACGCACGCCGCGCTCTATACCGACTTTAAGGCGGGTCAGGAGCGCTGGTTTGTGCAGTGGGACCCGGACACCGCGGACTTCGCGAGCAACCCGCCGCCCGACCTGTCGAACTCGCACTGGATCTTCCGTGGTACGGTGCTCAACTTCGGCAAGTCGTCGCAAACCGGCGGCGCTGTCCAGGCGCAGATCAACGTCCGCAAGACGGGCCGCGCCGACCTGATCGTTGGAGTTGACGCCTAATGACGCCAACCGAACTCATCAAGCCCGTGCACGTCACTCTCGACGTGCCGGGTCGTGGCGAGATGGACTTGGCGCTAGTGTGGAGCGGGGCCGCTGCTGTCAGAGCTGAGGAGATCGGCTTCGACGTGGCGGCCTTCGCCGCTTCGCGCAAGCTCATCGGCAACGTCTTTGCGGCGTTGTGGGCTATGGCGTCGCCGCAAATCAACGAAGGCCAAGACGAGCCGCTGTCGTATCAGCAGTTTCTTGAGCAGATTGGCGGCTTCCAGATCGATGACCTAGCTGAAGCGATTCGCGAAGCCATGGTCAATTCGCGCCGAACAAAAGAACGCCCTACGCGGGCTCGCAAAAAGGCGAGCCAGTCAAGCTAGATTTTGACTACTGGCTGAAGATGTGGGCGCGAGCTAGGGTTCGCTGGGGTATGGACTCCGGCGAGTTCTGGCGACTGACATCAGCCGAGCTAGAGGCGCTGATCGAAGCAGACGCCGAAAGGCTCAAGGAGCAACGAGAGATGGCCGCCCTACCAGCATCGACGCTCCTCAACCTACATCGCAAGCCGGGCGCGAAGTCCATGCAACCGCTGGAGTTCTGGGAACCGGCGACTCCGCAAGAAACCCCCGATCAGATTGTGGCGATGCTGGAATTGGCAAACGCACGGCGCGAGTCTATGAGGTCTGCGAATGGCTGATCTAAAACGCACGCTAGAAGTTGAGATCAGCGCGGTCGCCGACAAGTTTACGGCGGGGATCGGGAAGGCGTCGCAATCGTTGGGCGGCTTCGACAAGTCGCTGGGTAAGGCGTTCGACGGGCTCGACAAGTCCAAGGGCGGGCTAGAGAACATCGGGCGGGCGGCGTCGGCGCTTCAGGGGCCGCTACTGGCGGCGGGTGCTGCGTTAACGGCCTTTGGCGCGGCTGGCATCTCGACGCTTGCTGGTTCCGTGAGCGCTGCTAGGGATTTCGAGACGGCTTTTACTGGCGTTCGCAAGACGGTGGACGCTTCGCCGGCTGAGTTCGCGGCGCTAGAGAAGGGCATCCGCGAAATGGCGCTGGAGATCCCGGTCGCCGCTACTGAGTTGGCTGGCATCGGCGAGATTGCTGGTCAGTTGGGCATCAAGAAAGAGGGTATTCTAGACTTTACGCGCACGATCGCGGCATTGGGTGTAACGACCAACCTATCAGCGGAAGAGGCGGCTGTCGGACTGGCGCGTTTCATCAACATCAGCGACGCGACGCAGGCCGAAGTGTCGAACCTGGGCAGCGCCATCGTAGCGCTGGGCAATAATTCGGAAACGTCCGAGAAAGAGATACTCAACATGGCTACGCGCATGGCGCTAGCCGGGACGCAGGCGGGGTTGTCGGCTGCGGATATTTTGGCTTTCTCGGCATCACTATCAAGTGCTGGTATTTCTGCCGAGTTGGGTGGTACCAACTTCTCCAAGTTCATTACGAACGTCACTAACGGTGTGAGGCAAGGCGGGGCAGACTTGGAGCGATTCGCCGCGATCGTCGGCATGACGACGGCAGAGTTCAAGCAGAAGTTTGAAACGGACGCGGCTGGCGCAATCACACTACTACTAGGCAAACTAGACGAAGCTGGGCCGAAGTTTGGCACCACCTCCGCATTGCTGGAAAAGTTGGGGTTTACAGGAGAGGAAACACAGCGGGCGGTATTGGCGCTATCGACGCGGACCCAAGGGTTAAGTGGGGATTTAGACAGATCATCCACGTCATTCGCCGAAAACATTGCGCTAGCCGAAGAAGCGGCGCTACGCTATGCGACCACGGACTCGCAGCTCCAAATCTTCAGGAACACCATCGTAGATATCGGATACTCGATCGGCGATGCTCTACTGCCAGCGCTAAACGGTTTACTTGATGCCGTCAAGCCTGTTGTGACGGCGTTTGCCGACTTCGCGCGAGATCATTCAACG